TCACGCTGACCAATAAATCCGGTTTCCTGTCCCGGACAATCGCGCAGGGCGATTCGTGCCCGGTGACAATCAACTGGACATCGGAAGAAGATGAGATCCCGACCGGAAACGGCACCATGAAAGTGACCGTGAGCGGCGTGGTGAAGGCCATGATCGATATCAAGCAGGGCGATGTGGTCGTAGACATTGGCCCGTATGTATCAGCGGGAACATCGGTGGTCAAGATCAATGTGTCTGATATTTATGGGAACAGCCGCACTTTAAACTTCTCGATCACCGTGGTGGTGCTCGGCCTTTCCTCGAGCTTTGATGATTCGGCAGCCTATACCGGGCCGATCAGTTTTCCGTACACACCGGTCGGAAATATCCAGAAGAATATGCACTTCATTCTGGATGGCAGGGAGATCGGCACAACCGTGACTTCGGTTTCCGGAAGGCAGCAGTCCTTTGCGATCCCGCAGCAGAGCCATGGTGCACACAGCTTTACCGTGTATTTTGATGCGGAGATTAATGGCCAGACGGTGAGGTCAAATGAGCTGTATTACGAGATCATCTGTCTTGAGACCATGAATCTGACACCGATCGTGACCTGCAGTTTCCATTCGGAAACGGTGAAGCAGTACACGACGATCCACATCGGGTACTCCGTGTATGATCCAACTTCCATGAATGCGGATGTGGTGATCAAACGAAATGGTGTGACGATCTCTACGCAGACAGTCGGAAGAAGCAAACAGGATTTTGCTGTCCGGATGGATACGGTCGGTACCTTTACCTTTGAGATCAGCTCCGGGGAGGCCAGCAGATCCTTTACCCTTGAGGTCACGGAATCGGATATTCAGATCGAGGCGGAGACAGAAGCGCTAGCCCTGTACCTTTCGAGCAACGGCAGAAGCAATACTGAGGGAAACAAGTCTGTCTGGGAATATGGCGATGTATCCGCCCAGCTTACGAATTTCAACTATGCCTCCGATGGATGGCAGAAGGACGAGAAGGGCATCACGGTGCTCCGGGTGTCCGGTGATGCCAGGGTGCAGATCCCGTATCATCTGTTCGGGACAGACTTCCGTACCTCCGGCAAAACCATCGAGCTGGAATTTGCTACCCGGACAGTCATGAACTATGATGCGGTGATCTTATCCTGCCTCTCCGGTGGTAGAGGGCTTTCCCTTACCGCACAGAAGGTACTTCTCAAATCCGAGCAGAGCGAGATCGGGACACAGTTTAAGGAAAATGAGCATGTCCGTGTTGCTTTTGTGGTAGAGAAGCGGACAGAGCACCGGCTGATTTACTGTTATATCAACGGCATCATGTCCGGAGCGGTGCAGTACCCCGTGAACGATGACTTTGCTCAGACGGAGCCGGTCGGCATTTCCATCGGCAGCAACGAGTGCACCATCGACCTCTATAACATCCGGGTCTATGATAACGACCTGACGAGAAGCCAGATCCTCGATAACTGGATTGCAGACACACAGGATGTGGAGGAGATGCTGGCTCGGTACCAGAGAAATCAGGTATACGACGCCTACGGGAATATCGTGAAAGAACAGCTCCCGCCGGATCTGCCATACCTCATTTTGGAGGCAGCAGAACTTCCGCAGTACAAGGGAGATAAGAAAACGGTGAACGGTTCCTATGTCGACCCACTGCATCCGGAGAAATCTTTCACCTTTACCGGTGCTCAGTTCGATGTACAGGGAACTTCCTCTCAGTACTATGAGCGGAAAAACTATAAGGCCAAGTACAGGAACGGTTTTGTGACCTCGAACGGGTCAACCGTGGATGACTGGAAACTGCGCGATAACTCCATTGCGGTGGCGACCTTCTGCTATAAAGCGGACGTTGCTTCCTCCGAGGGAGCTAACAACGTGGAACTGGTCATCCTTTATAACGATGCCTGCCCATACCGGACGCCTGCACAGCAGGAAGATTCTCGCGTGCGGCAGGGCATTGACGGTTTTCCGATCGTCATCTTCTGGCATGATACCGTGAAGGATGAGACGAGCTTCATCGGGAAATACAACTGGAATAATGACAAATCGACCGAGGAAGTATTCGGGTTCCGGGATGATGACGAGTCGTGGGAAGTGCGAAACAACACGGGCGACCGTGTTTTGTATAAGAGCGCGGACTATTCCGGTGACGCATGGCTGAATGACTTTGAAGCCCGTTTCCCGGATACGGAGCCGCCCTATACGGACGCTGCCCAGCTGCAGGAGTTTGCCGAGTGGGTGGTCAGCACGGATACGGAGAAAGCGACCGGGGCAATATTGCCTATACCTGTAACCTACGGAGAGGAAGAGTACACCCACGATACTTCCGAGTATCGGCTGGCGAAGTTTAAGGCAGAGGCCGGAGATTATATGGAGCTTGAGAGTGCGGAGTTCTATTACCTGTTTACCGAACTGTTCCTGATGGTCGACAGCCGGGCCAAGAATATGTTCCCGTCATTTATGGGAGGTGACATTACAGGATGATTAATACAGAGGAAATCTGGAAACCTATTGAAGGCTATGGCGGCAGGTATGAGGTTAGTAGTCATGGGCGGATTCGTAGTTTTGCCATTGACTCAAAGAACGGGAGAATCATAAAAGGAGTGCGTTCGAAACTTGGTTATCAGGTGGCACGCTTATATGACGGAAAGAGGAACTCTAAGTGGATTCCGATTCACAGACTTGTAGCCTATGCCTTTCTTGATAACCCAGCCGGGCTCCCTGAAGTAAACCATATAGATGAAATCAAACATCACAACTGGGTATCAAATCTGGAATGGTGTAGCCGAGCATATAATGTTAACTATGGCACAAGAAATGCGCGGTCTTCAAGATCGCACATATGTCATGAAGCCTTATCACTTAAAGTTGGCTCTATAGATGAGAACGGACTCGTGGAATACTTCGACTCTATCGGAGAAGCTGAACGCCAGACCGGATGTAGTCACAGCAATATAATAAGAACCCTGAAAGGGAGAACGAACCACTGCGGTAACAGGCAGTGGTTTTATTTATGATTGGAGGTAGCAGATGAAAAAGAAGATTGTATTTCTCCCTTACGATTTTGATACCGCCATCGGCATCACAAATGAGGGCGTGCTCGCATTTTCCTATAACCTTGAGGATACGGATAAAACAGAATCAGGCGCAGATGTATTTAACGGGCAACAGTCAGTTCTTTGGAAGAACATGCGGGCTGCCTTTTTTGATGAAATGAGAGCCATGTATCAGAATCTGCGCTCCACCGGGAAACTTTCTTATGAACTGGTGGAGCGTATGTTTGAGGAGCATCAGGCCAAGTGGCCGGAAGCGATCTTCAATGAGGATGCCTGGTTTAAGTATCTGGCCCCGCTGGTGGAGAAAGGCAATGCGTCGTATCTGTCCATGCTGCAGGGATCGAAGGCAGAGCAGCGGAAGTGGTGGTTATATAACCGCTTCCGCTATATCGATTCCAAATACAATGCCGGTGATGCGCTTTCAGATGTCATCACCGTCCGCGGCTATGCCAAGTCCGATATCACCATCGAACCTTATGCGGATGTATATGCCTCGGTGAAATACGGTTCCTATCTGGTACAGGATCGGGCCTCCCGTAACCATGAGACGACACTAGAATGTCCGTTGGATAACGTGAATGACACTGAAATCTATATTTTTTCGGCGTCCCAGCTCGCCTCCGTAGGAGACCTGTCCGGCCTGATGGTCGGCTATGCAGATTTCTCAAAAGCAGTGAAGCTGCAGGCGCTGAAGATCGGTGATGAAGCTGAAACCTACAGCAACGGAAACCTGACGGAACTGTACCTCGGAAACAACGAACTCCTCCGTACGATCGATGTCAGAAATTGCCCGATGCTTTCACAGGCCGTGGATCTGTCTGGCTGCGCGAATATCGAGCACATCTATTTCGATGGCACGGCGATCACCGGTCTGGATCTTCCGAAGGGTGGCATCATAAAGACGCTCCATTTGCCGGGAACACTGGCCAACCTGTCGATCATTGGGCATCCGGGGATCACGGATTTCGTGCTGCCAAGTGAAGAGAACCTGACGACGCTCCGCCTTGAGAATATCGGCAGTGGCATCAATGTGAAAACCATGCTCGGGAGCCTGCCAGCAGGATGCCGTACCCGGATTATAGGATTCGAGTTTTCTGTTTCCAGCGAGTCAGAACTGACTACTCTCAAAGGAAAGCTGGATACCATGAGAGGGATTAACGAGAGTGGCGGAAATGAAGACCTGGCGCAGCTTATGGGAACGATCCAGATTAACTCAGTGACTGGAGCGACCGTGAAGGCGTTCCGGGAAAAATATCCGGATATCAATATCAGCTATAAGAATATCAGCAGCATTTGCTATTTCTACAATTATGATGGGACATCTGTTCTCCGTACAGCGACGGCTACAAACGGTGGATCGGTTACCTACAGCGGAAGCACACCGACAAAGCCTTCGTCTGAATCGGAAACCTACACCTTTGTTGGATGGTCGCTGGTAGTCGGCGGACAGCGTGATCCGTCTGCGCTTCTGCATATCATTGAAGACCGGAATGTATACCCGGCATTTACAGCAAGCGTCCGGACATTCACTGTTCGTTTTTATGTAGGAACCAAGTGTATCCAGACAAAGAGCAATGTTCCCTATAGTACTGCGACAGAATACACGGGTGAGACACCCACGAATACAGCAGAATCTGATCCTACGGATTATGAATTCATCGGATGGGATAAAGAAACAACTTCGGTCAAATCGGATCTGAATGTATATGCACAGTTCCGGTATGTCGGTGCAACGTATAAGCACATCATTGACGGCAACTTGAAGAGCGAGCTTTATAATGCATTGGCGACCAAGGTTGGAAACCGTGCATGTTATTACCTTGCCAGCGTAACCAGCATTTCGTTGCCGAATGTGGAGACAGTTGAGGAGTATGCATTTGCAAATGCCAATGTTGGTAGTAATAAAGGAACTTCGCTGTTATCGGTGAGCCTGCCGCAAGCAAAGACGATCGGGCAGTATGCTTTCTACTACCAGATAAAAATGACATCTTTGGATGTAAGTGCAGCAGAAACTCTTTCAGCCAGATGCTTTAGCCATTGTGAGGCATTGCAAAGTATCGCTCTTCCAAAAGTAAAGATATTGCCTGAGTATACGTTTGAGGCCGACATAAAGCTGGAATCCGTCAGTATTCCGAAAGTTACTCGTATTGAAAAGTATGCATTTTTCTATTGTAATGCGCTTACGCACATCACACTGCCAGAAACATTGCTCGTCATTGGCGACAGTGCTTTCTATCGCTGCTTTAATCTTGAGGAGATCATCATCCCGGCCAGCGTAACATCCATTTCGTCTGAGGCGTTTCGGTCTTGCAGCAAGATGACAAGGGCCATCTTTAAGGGTCAGCCGAGTATTAGCAACAAGGCTTTTCAGGAATGTACAGCATTGACAGATATCTATGTGCCATGGTCAATGACTACGACACACGGAGAACCATGGAGTGCGCCTAATGCTGTGGTTCATTATCTGGAGGATGGCTGGATGGAAGAACTGTTCCCTGAAAGCCAGGAAGGAGAGTGAAAATGGCTGTAGTAGAAAAAACTGTGGACATCATCGGTGATGAGAGATTTACGGCATTGCTTCTGGAAAAGACAATACCAGATGACTGTCCTGTTGATCTTTATGATGAGGTAGTCCAGCAAGTCAGAAGTTATGCGATGTATAAGATGGATAAGCTGCAGTCTGTCATTTTTCCACGCGTTACGACTGTGGGAAACTATGCGTTTTATGGCTGCGCTACATTGCAGAAGGCTGAGATGCTCCTCTGCGCAACATTGGGCGAACGAGCTTTTCAAGCCTGCCTGCTGCTGGAAGAAATTGAAATGCCACTGGTCATGTATTTAAACAGCAGCTGCTTTGCGGGCTGCACAGCACTCACGAAAGCAATCTTCCCTGGTGTTACGGTCATGTATGGATCGGGAGTGTTTTCCGGGTGTCCGAACCTCAAAACGGTTAACTTCCAGAAAATGACGAATATGGGAAGTGG